TTAGCTAATAATTTACCATATTTAATCGGGTCGATGTATTCCATTGGTTACTCCGGCGTCTCAGGCCATACGATTTTATTAGGGAATCCGTCTTGCTCTGTGACATCACGTAGAGCTTGTCTATATGTAACCCATTCATTAGCCATAGGGGAACTAGTTTCATAAGCTCTAGTAGAATGCCAGTCAGAAGCATTTAGTAACAAGTCACGTTTCTTACGGGCTTGCATTTCTTTTATTCGGTCTAACCCTGCTTGGTATTCTACCTCTTGAGCTTCTTTAGTTATTACTCTTTCTTCTCCATTTTCGTCTTCTTCAAAGTAAGTCTCAAACATATCCTCTTCAACCCAAGCAGTCTGCCAAACACCGTCTACCTCGACAACGCCATTTCGGGCAGTTTTGGTGTAAAGACCAGTGAGTTCGGGCGGAGCAGTAACTACCACAGGGTGTATGTTTAAAAGAGTGTATACTTCTTCAGTCCAATCTTTAGGTAAAGAAATATTATTAAAAATTTTACGAATTTCGCTTTGAGTTTTAACGCTCCCGTCTTGCATTCTATACATTTTTTTCCTTTAAGCACTGAAGATATAAGCTTTGCCTGAAGAAGTCCCTCCAGCATCATCCTCTAAATAAGCACCTACAATAGCATAACTTTCTGAAATAGACACTTGTATGCTAAATCGATCACCAGAACTCGTACCATAAGCATTAGGGTTATCTAGTGTATAAAGCAATGCCCCAGTAGAAGTACTGAAGATATATGCTTTGCCTGAAGAAGACCCACCAGCATCATCTTCTAAATAAGCACTTACAATAGCATAACTTTCTGAAATAGACACGTTGGTGCTAAAATAATCACTAGCACTCGTACTATAAGCATTAGGGTTATCTAAAGTGTGTAACAAAGCCCCGGTAGAAGTATTGAAGATATATGCTTTACCTGAATTAGAGCCACCAGCGTCATCCTCTCGCCAAGCACCTACAATAGCATAACTTTCTGAAATAGACACGGAGGAGCCAAAATAATCACCAGCACTTGTACTATAAGCATTAGGGTTATCTAGTGTATAAAGCAATGCCCCGGTAGAAGTACTGAAGATATAAGCTTTGCCTGAAGTAGACCCACCAGCATCATCCTCTGCATAAGCACCTACAATAGCATAACTTTCTGAAATAGCCACGGCATAGCCAAAAGAATCATTACCACTCGTACTATAAGCATTAGGGTTATCTAGTGTATAAAGCAATGCCCCGGTAGAAGTACTGAAGATATATGCTTTGCCTGAATCAGCCCCACCAGCCTCATCCTCTTGATGAGCACCTACAATAGCATAACTTTCTGAAATAGACACGGAGAAGCCAAAAAAATCAGCAGAACTCGTACTATAAGCATTAGGGTTATCTAGTGTATAAAGCAATGCCCCGGTAGAAGTACTGAAGATATATGCTTTGCCAGAAGAAAACCCACCAGCTTCATCCTCTGCATAAGCACCTGCAATAGCATAACTTTCTGAAATAGCCACGGAATAACCAAAGGCATCAGCAGAACTCGTACTATAAGCATTAGGGTTATCTAAAGTGTATAACAAAGCCCCGGTAGAAGTACTAAAGATATATGCTTTGCCGGAAGAAGTGCCACCAGCGTCATCCTCTAAATAAGCACCTACAATAGCATAACTTTCTGAGATAGCCACGCGATGGCCAAAATAATCACTAGCACTCGTACTATAAGCATTAGGGTTATCTAGTGTATAAAGCAAATCCCCAAGACCATTTTCTCCCTTATTAGTTAATAATTTTGCTAATGCTGTCATACAAAACTACCTGAACGATAACCATATAATGTTGTCCCTATTTTCCAAAACACAAGGACGCTTTTTGCCTCTAAACTAGGAGCAGCACCGCTAACAGAAATCCAAGTAATAGTAGGAAAAGTGATTATATTTGCCGAATCCTTTACCAACAACAAAACTAAAGACTCACCACTTTCTAAGCTTTCTGTAAAAGTGGTAGAAGCAGTCACGGTTTTAGTTTGAATAGTACCGTTGGCAGGGTCTAAATCTACTCCTGATAAAACATATATGGTTTCTTTTATAGCCCCTAAAATAGTAACTTCATCAAATGTCTTATTTAAGAGAGTTTGTGTTGATTCATTAGTAAAAATTCCGGGAGCGCTAACAATATCTGTTAATAATTTCATTTTAATTCCTTATGTCTCAACTGATTACATCTAAATAAACAGAGCAAGAACCTATCGTTGCCCCATATCTTGCGTTCCAGAAATCAAGAGTAGGGGAATTACTAAGAGTAAACGTAGGACTTCTTAACCAAAACCCATATGGGTGAGTTACAGATGTTTCAGCGTATAAGTAGTATCCAGCGCTATTTCCGAGTGTGTGGTCATAAGCCAGAGCTGTAGAACTTGACGGTGTCCCGCCTAGATCTCTATTCCATAGTCCAGCGGAAGTGCCGGATGGTACAGAAATAAACGCAGACGCTGCGGCATTATACGCAGATTGTGCGTTACTAAAGTTGGAAAGAAGAATGTTAGTGTTGGTAGTTTGCCACGAAAAAGAAGTTTCAAAAGTCCACAGGGTTCCATCAATATTTATATCATCTAATTGCAAATCTCCTTGGTAGCCATTAGAGACAGGTAGTGATTGGTAATAAAAAACTAATCTAGCTGTGGCTCCTTTATAAAGCGATATGTCAATTGTTTCTTGTGACCAACTGCTATTCTGCCCAGAAAAAGTAAGTAATGCAGAAGATAAACCAAGCTCATATGAAGGGCCACCACTAGCTGTTAAAAAGTTATTACGTGCTGCTAACATTATGGGGTAAACTCCTGTGTTATTGTTCCATACCAATTAACACCATCGGCGACAAAGCTTAAAATATCCATAGCACCCGCAGTGGCAGTTATAGTAGGTGCTCCATCAGCATTCCACTTAACGTTTGTAAAGACAGCGGTTCCGTTACCAGTAGTTGCTGCTTGCTTTAACAGACATATAAAACTCTTACCAGCAATTGGAGAAGGCATTGTAAAGGTGGCAGCATGACCCGCTGTAAGTGTTACCGTTTGAACTGTTCCGTTGGTTAAACTAAATGTGTGTGATGAAACTACTGCACCGATAGCAACAACGCTTTCAGTATAGTTTTGTAGTGTTGGGTTAACTATTGTTTTGTTGGTTAGCGTTTGAATACTATCTAAAGTTACAACAGTACCGTCTACTAAGGAGTTAATAATAGCATAAACAACCCAAGTAGAACCGTTGTAAATAAGAGTTACAAGTGCACCATCTACATTAATAGTTAAATCTTCTGCATACCCTTGAATTGTATTACCGTTACGGGCTACAATAACATTGTTAGTAGCGGCAGTACCTGCTTTATCAGCAATAACTATTTGATCACCAACGCTTGGAGAGGCAGGTAGTGTTAAGGTGATGGCTGCACTTGTGGTATCAGCTAAATAACCAGCGTTAACTATCAACGAGGTATCTGCAGCTACTTGAGAATAATTAAAAACAGTACCTTGAATACCTTGTGCGCCTGTATCGCCTTGAATACCTTGAATACCTTGAATACCTTGAATACCTTGAATACCCTGAGTACCTTGTGCGCCTGTATCGCCTGTATCGCCTGTATCGCCTTGAATACCTTGAATACCTTGAATACCCTGAGTACCCTGTGAACCGGTTACACCTTGAATACCTTGGATACCTTGAGCACCAACATCACCCCTAGGAATTGCAAAAGAAACAAGTTGTTCTCCTGCATTTCCAGCTATAGTTACAGATACGCTTGTGCCGGGATTTCCAGTAGAAACAGTTCCTACATCTAAGCGAGAAGCGTCAGCAGCTTCCACTACGGATGCGGCAGCAGCACTAGCTGCTAAAGTAGCTTCTAATGCTTTTGCAGTTACAATAGTTATACTTGCGTCTTGGTTGCTATCACCAGCCCCGCCGTTGCCACGAAAGATTGCCATAAAAACTCCTTGTTATCCTTTGTTGAAAGACTCTAACAAAAGTCCTTTAACAAAGAAGCCCCCCGAAGGGAGCCTCTTTTAGCCTAATTAGGCTGGCATTGCGATTGTAACAGCAGCATCATCACGCAACTCTTGCACACCATACAGCATGTCAGAGGTAAACAATGTACCCAAGTACTCTTGCTTGTACTGAGTTTGTGAGCGAACGCCCATTTGCTCAGCCAACACAAAAGCGTCCTTGTGGAACATCATACCGATACGAGCGGCGCCAGTGGCAGTCTCGCAGTTGGTAGAAACGTAAACCTTCACGCCGTAGACGTTACCGATTTCACCGTTACGGATAGTGTTGCCACCACCGACTTCACCCACAAAAGCTTGCTCAGTGAAACGAGCCAAGCCCATCATCACGTTACGAGCTACAGGAGGCAATACCAAACAACGACCGTCCATAGGTACGTCAGCATCATCCAAAGTTTGGATAATCTTACGTAGACCAGCGTCAGTGATTGCTGACTCGTTACCGCCTGTGTACAGCGTAGAGCCATCACCAGCAATAACAGCGTACTCATAAGCAATAGTACCAGCAGCGCTAGCACCGTTTTTCGCGCTACGACCCAATTGAATCAAGTCGGTGTCCACTTGTTTAGCCAAAGCGTAACCAGCGTCAGCAGTGTAGAACTTACGCAAAGAAGCCAAAGCTTGCGTCTCTGTGATGTCTTCGATCAAGCGGCTGTACTCGTAGTGTTTGTTAACCAACACTTGGACTTCAGTCTCAGTTGCAGCTTGCAGGATCACTTGTGTAGAAGCAGCTTTCTCAGATGCAGCGCCACGGGTGGGCTTAGGAATATGCAAAGTATCGCCCTTTTTGCCCTTGAAGGACATTTTAGAGACGAGGTTTGCCATAACGAGGTTTTGCTTGTAGGCTGCGATGATTTCATCAGACCACAATTCAGGGATAAACGTTGCACCAGTTGTATTGGTGACGTGATTAGTTCCGAGTGCCATATAAATTAACTTTCAAAATGATTATTTGACCCTGCCCTCAGCATAAGCTTGCATGATTTCGTCAGCAAGTTGTTGGTATCGGTCAGGGTTCGTACGCATGAGTTCGATGATGTCGGCTCTGCGATAGGTTTTCTTACTTGCTGTCTCGCCAGCGCCCTTAGATGAACCAGTGGCGGCTGCTTTGACTGCTTGCTTGCGCTGCACTTTCTCTACTGCGTTTGATTGAGCGACTACTTGAGTTCTTTCTTTCCAAGTAGATAACAGCTCATTCGCGGCATCAAAATCGTAACTGCGGTCAGCTCGACTAAATAGCTCTTGCCTAACCTTGCTCTTGTTAATCCACTCAGAGAAGCTACCGTTATTAACGACTTCATCAAAATCAGGATGTGCAGACTTTAAGTTAGCCAGCGCTTCCGCTTTCTTCATTTGTGCCGAGAGCTTTTCTGCCTCTAACACCTTCGGATGCTTGGAAATAGCTGATGCAATAGCCTTGTCGGGGTCGGTAAAGAAATCTACCTCTTCCTCGACTTCTGGGGCTTGTTGTTTTTTTGTGACGGTTTGGGTTTGCACAAAGTCATCTACAATACGTCTAAGTTCCCCGACTTCACTCCCTTGCTTTCCGATAGCTTTTTCGGCCTCTTGATGCATACGAACAATATCTTTAACGGACTTGTTCTTATATTTATCAGGAATGTCATCTTCGTCAGTATTTAGGTTTGACTCCTCTTCAGGAGCTTCCTGCTCATCCTCGATAGATGAATACTCTTCTTCGTCTTGTAAAGACTCGTCGCCTTCGTCCATAAATGTTGCCATTAAACTCTCCGTGCTATATAAGCATTGTGGAATATAATTATGTGCTTATGCTTAGGGTAAAGCGGCACTCTTTTTCTCCTGCGCTATCTTCTCGTTTCGCTTCCGTTCCCATCGCATTGCTGCTCCGGGAAAATCTCCGGTCACGCCCTCAAGTTTGACCATAGGTTTGCTAACAATTCGGATTGCAGGTTGATCACACACTTTACAATTGGTTGTTCGGAGTTCCGAATCAATGTAAGCTTCTGATATGTGATCATTTCCGCAGATAAACTCATAAATACGTTTAGGCATATTGTTCCTTCTCAAAGTCCTCGTAGCTGTTTTTAATCGCTGACTCGTAAGAAAGGACTCGCTGTAACGCTTCTATTTGTCCTCTACGGAACCAGAATTGTTTCTCATCTGGGATGGTAGTAATATCCTGAAGTACATCCATATTGTCGGAAATGTCTTCTACATATTGTTTCCAGCCTTTTGAGGCAAACAAATCTAGTAATGTTTCGTAATAATCTTGTAGTTCCTTGTCCATCTCTTTATCCTTTCATAATGTGGAGAGATGTTGCTATTGTACCACACTTTTATAAATTTGTCAAGTGTTTTGTTTACTTTGCATTTGCATAGTAGCAATACGCTCATTACTACTAATATCTTCTTCTTTAAGCATCAGCTCTGCGACTTTTGCTCGTTTAGCAAACTCAGCCTCGTCTGCGTTACCAGCTTGTAAATTGTTAGAAAGAGCCGCAGCCAGCTTTGCTTGAACAACTTGTGGTTCTAATTGAGCTTCGATTGCATACTTCTGTGCTTTAGCTTGAGCCTCCATTGATTGAGCTTGAACAAGTTGTAGTTGCGCCTGAGCCATTTCCATTTGAATTTGCATCTGTTTCTGTTGCATTTCCTGCTCTTGTGGGTTAGGCTTAGACACTTCAGCCAGTTGCGCCATGAGTTCTTCGCGGTTTGACAAGCCTAAGTTATCAATAACAGAAGAAACCAGCATTGGGTACATGGGACTATCTTGACCAAGGGTTTGCAACAACTGAACTAGTTGTGTTACCTCGTACTCACGAGCAATAACACCTAAAGAGCTAGAAGGTACAAACTTATAATCGCTAACAGGGTAATGCTCAGGGTCAAACTGCATGTAACGCCAAGCTGTCTTCTCAATCATAGGGATCAGGAAGGACTCTTGGAAGTTAATCAAGGTACGCTTGTGACGCTTGATGATTGCACCCATAGACATGGAAACAGCACCTGCGG